CGTAGTGTGCCATTCATATATAATCGACTTTCAATAAGTCCTTCTGGTAACACAGCACGAGCTTGTTCTTTAGCAATACCATTTTCTACAGCCCATTCGTATGCTTGACGACTTTGTTTAATAACAAGATCTTGCATACGTTCCCATTGATAAGCAAGGAATCGATCTGCATCGTTATTTTGAATATCAAGTTCTATACTGTTTTGTCTATTTTTGGTATCTTGCCGGCGAGCATCTCTAAATACAAAGTTGAGATCCTTTGTTGGGTCAGCATAACGTTGGCTGAACTCTTGAAAACTGAAGCTTCTATGTCTAAGGATTTGTCTTGCGATATCTCTTGTAGTAGTAATCTCGATGCAGGCGGACACCATTTCGAGAGGACTCCAATGTTGGTGCTTAATAAGATATCGTATGAGTTTTTCTGAGGTTTCTGTATTAAGCTGATTGCTCGGGTTACTGACTCTTGCACAGTAGGCAATGAGTTCTTGTGCATCTGCAATTCCCATGCTTGCGAATTCTTCAGTTGGCTGGCTGTAACTAAGTAGTCGGACATTCATTATTTATAGTTTCTTTTTTTTCAAAAATTTTTGTGTGCTAGATTCTACATCTTTTCGCACTCGTTTGGTATCTAACTTAAAGTCGATATTGTCTATTTTATCTTCGTAAGTTTTGACAATTTCTTCTAAACTCTTTTCAAAGGCTGACCATCCCTCGCGTTTTGTTTTTGCTGTTATTTTTATTTCCCAAATCTTGCCATCCTTGAAACAAACCAGTACGGTGCTAAGATACCTTAGAGGTAACACATTAAGTTTTACATCACCGAATACTTCTGGCCAGTGCTCAATAACATCTTTGGGAAGTATTCTTCCCTTAGTTGTCATTTAACTGTATTTTTCTTGGCTGTAGGAACCAATTCCTCTGCTTTACGACGCATTGCTGCAGCTTCTTTAGCTAATTTATCTGCTTGGCTACGGTAAAATTTAGCTTCTTCTTCTGGAGTATTAAAGGTGGTAGTATTTGTAGTAACTTCTACAGTAGCAGTTGGTTTAGCTTCTATTTTTTTAACTTCTGCTTTTTTAGACTCTTCTTTTTTAAGGTCGGGAATATTTTTATCATTCACACCTTCTTTAAGTGACAAATCATCTACAGCAACACCGCGTTGCTCTGCAATAATTTGATTAAGTTCACTTAATGAAATTGAAAAATTAGGAACAGGAGTCATTTCAATAGCGTCAGTTGGTGCTTTGATTAGACGATTATTAACATGTAGCCATGGTAACATTCTTGATCCATCTGGAAAATTAGAACGATCTAATGCCTCAGCAAATTCATATGCTTCTTGTCCAGTTGTGCTTTCTACTAGATTAATGACAGCATCGTGAAAAATATCTGGCATGTTTTCTGTTGGAATAATAAGGCAATGATATGCATCACCTGGCAATGTTCTATATGCTATCAAACATTTTTTGTTTGTAGCTTTAACACGGCCTACATGTTTAATTTCAGCCATATTAAGCTCCTGCTATTGCTGATGTTGCAGCTTGTGTCGCAGTCGGTTGTGGTGCGGCTGATGCGGCTGATTGTGGTTGCGCGGCTTGTTGAGCAGCAACAGCATCTAAAAATGTTGTTAATTTTGTATATGTTTGACCAACGGCTACCATTTCATTTGGTTTGAATGCACCTCTTGAACTAGCAATATCAATGATAACTTTCATTGCGTTTAAGTCGTTAATTGTCAATTCGTTAGATTGAGCTGATGTGTCTTGAGTTTGTGTATCGGCCATGTTGGCTCTCCTTTATTAAATACATACTAATTTATCTTGTCTGCAAATGCGGACATGCAATTGTGAAAAAACTTAGTTCTTTTTCACTTTCAAATCCAATACGAGTTGTGTATACAATTGTATTTGTATTATCTAAGGCAATATCCTGCCCAATATAATATCTATTATTTAGATTTTTTTTAATCCAAGAATCTACGTTTTTGACAAATGTAGGATTGAATTTATCTATTATAGAATACTTAAAATGAGGGCAGGCAAACTCTACCCTACGTAAATTAAAATAATTTAGAGGATTAGGTTTGCCATTTTTTAATGCCATTACGCTGTTTCCTTTGCAAACTCGTAATACGCATATTCTCCAAAAGGCGGAACAATCTTATCATTGCCGTGGATAATGAATACTGTATCGCAATAATCTTCATCTCCCCAACTACCCCAAGGATAACCGTCAGTAAACATGATAAATTTCTTAGGCTGGATATCATTTTCTTTCATATAATTCCAGTTAGCATCGAATTCTGTTCCGCCACCGCCCATTGGCTCATAGTAGTCAAATTCATCGATGTTATATCCATCAAAATCTGCCTCATTATACACTCGAGTATCGAAACACCATACTTTAATCTTAAAATCTTTGTATTCTTGCATAATACCTTTAATCTCAGTCAAAAAGTCTTTTGCTTGTTCGTCGCCGATAGATCCAGACATGTCAATTGCTACACAGATATCAATTGTTTCTTGAAATTGTTGCCCTGGAAGAATAGCGTTCATGTGCCAGCCCTTACGATTAGGACGCATGAAACTAAAATCATTTTTAATAGTGCTTTGAATTTGCTGGCGCAAAATATCACGCCAATTCATTTTAGGCTCTGTTAATTCCTTAATCATGCGTTGTACACTTGCAGGAGTATTTCCTGCACCCGCCGCTTGAGCAGCTTGCATCGTAGCCTCGCGAATCTCATCACGGATTTGTTTTAATTCTTCTTTAGAATATTTTGGCTGGCCATCTTTACCTTTTTCTCCCCAATCAATATGATCATCAAGTAATTGACCAAGTGCTTCGAGTTCTTGTTCGTCCATTTCGTCGAAGATTTTATCGTAAACTTCTTCCGCACCCATACCATAATATTTTGAATCATGGAAGATTTTAATACCCTCGATATTGTGTTCGCCGATACGGTCACGTACTAATTGACCATTTACGCAATAGTCGGCAGCAATATTAAAGATACGTGGGTTACGATTTTCTCGACGGCCCATGTGATCAAATACATTATGAAGAATTTCGTGGGCAATAACGAATTCCACTTGTTTTACTGTAAGTGGTTCAAAAAATTCACGATTAAAGAAAATTGTACGCCCGTCAGTTGCGGCAGTGCCCATCCATTCGGTGCCTTCTTCAATTTTTAAGCGGGTAGCCATATTACCAAAGAACGGATGACGGAGCAATAAACCCACTCGTGCTACAATAATTTTATCGATAATTGGATCTGTATGTGACATTAAAAACTCCTTTTTGCTATAGTATATATTATAACACCACCCGAAGGTGGTGTCAAATAGTGCTAAACCGATTTATTTTTCAGTAGCTTGAGCAATATACTTGCCGAATTTGCTATGGAATTCGTCAAAACATTTGATTTCATCTGGATCCAATGGCAACTTGTAAGTCGACAATGCTAGTTTAGTACCCATAATAACCAATTCTGTTTCGAAATTGTCCATAATAAATTGGAAAAAGTTATTAACTTGATCATTCCAATTTTTAGCCTTCTTATCGCAAGCATCTTTCAATTCATAGCACAGCGATACAGTTAAAGAATACATGGCACTAATTTCTTTAGTGTCCATTTTCTTAACTTTGCCTGACAAAATATCGCTAGGATTAGGCATTTTGCTAGCATGTTTACGATGGGCCATGAATTTAATAGCAAGCCCTTCGCCAACTGAACCTGAAACTAAGTCAGTTAGTGTATCTGCATCCACGTCGTTGTCTGTAAGCAATTCGCTTACAAAGGACCAACTACGTGGGGTAGCAAACGCACGTGAGCTAGATTTTGGATCAAAGTCGTACAAGTCTTTCTTGCTAAAGCTCAAAAAACCAACAACATCCTGATGGATCTTGTTTTCAACAGCCCAATCAAAATAGTCATCCCAATCGACAGTCATTTCCAAGTGAACAAAACGATTAGCCAACGGAGCTGGCATACGGAATGTAACACCTTTGTCAGTTTCACGATTACCAGCCGCAACAATTACAACATTCTCTGGCAACGAATATGCACCTACACGGCGATTCAAAATTAGCTGATAAGCAGCTGCTTGTACAGCAGGTGCGGCAGAATTCATTTCATCCAAAAACAAAATAATTTGTTTGTGTTTATTAGCCAAATCTTGGCTGGGCAATTCTGATGGAGGTGCCCATCGCATAGTACTGTCGTTAGAATCAAAATATGGAATACCTTTAATATCGGTAGGTTCCCACAAACTTAAACGAACGTCGATTACATGAGCATCAGCTTCTGCACCAAGTTGTTTGATAATATCTGATTTTCCAATTCCTGGAGGACCCCACAAGAAAATTGGACGTTTATTTTTGAAAGCCTTACGCAAAGACTTTTTAGCACCGCTAGGGCCTACTGTACGTGTGGAAATTTCTGCCATTTTAATTCCTATACTGAGTTAAAAATTGTTACGAATAACGCTGTGTAAGTATGTATTGTATAGGATCTAGTATGTTGTGTCAACTAGTTTTTAGTCTGCTAAGTCTTTTTCACGCTCATTCATAGCTTTTATTAGTCCAAATTTTCTAATATCGTCAGAAAACAACATTAATTCAAACCCTTTTTTTTCCGAAAAGACAGTGATTGACATTGGTGTTAAATAATATGGACAGTCCACATACCTTTCCAAAAATATAATAGTTTGGGGACTAAGTTCGATTGGTTCTGTAAATGGAATTTCGTACTCTTTTAGATCCAATTCTTTTACCAAAAATTCATAGCCATCGTCGCTCAATCTGAAATTAGTTTGTTTACCTGCCCTGGTACTTTGCCACCATTTTCGACTAAACAGTTTAACATTTGTTTCGTCTATGCTCTTGCCCCATTGCTGTAAAAATATTTTAGTTAAGGCGTCCCTTGTTATCATTTTACAACAGTACCTTGTGTTAGTTTTACCACTTCAAAATCTTTAGTACCATATGTTAAATTTAACTTTTTAGCTAGATTTAATGCATGTCCAGGATTTGAAAAACTTGTTTTTTTATATTTCGGGCCAGGATATGAGGTTAAACTATTAAAACTTTTTAGATTAAACGGCTCGCTCTTATAAAATACAGCCCAAATGGCTTCCGCTTCCAAAACTTGTTCGGCTTTATAATTCTTTTTGTTAACGTATTCTAACAATACTTTCGGTTTTGGTCGACTCATATGCGCATCCTTAATATATACGCATATATTTATTCTATTTTTGAGTTTCGAAACCGCCACCGTCCATTGAGACAGACACTATCTCAGTGTCTGTGCTGTGTTTTAGTGCGTTGTATAATGATTCGTAATCTTGCAATAGTTTGTCTTGTATTTCATTTAATGCCATACTTAACAATCGAGCCTGTTGTATAGGCAGTCTTACTTCTTTTTGTTGAGATAGTTCTGCTGCCCGAAGAGCTTGCACGAATTGACTTATAGGTGTAGTATTAATCTGATTTTGCATTAGATAGCACCTGTTTCATTTCGAATTCAGTTTTGAATGGTCCTCGGTATTCATTACGTTCTAGTGTAATAACCTTAGGACAGAATGATTTAACCCATCCTTTATTGAATTTAATAGTGTAATACCCTGCGCAGTATAGACTTTTACTAGCATTGCTTTTAGTAAACAATGGTAATTTACGTCTTACATCATACATTGAATTATAAGGTTTTACACTAGTTGGAAAACCGTGACATTCGTTAGGTTCTGCTTGTGTAACTTTAACTTTAGGGCTTGTTAAAAAGAACTCTTCTCCAAATTGTTTGGTTAGGTCCTGTTTTTTATTAAACATTAATTCGCCTGTAGTACTACTTAGTACGAATTTATTATTTTCTTTTTTGTGAAGTGTTGCAATTTTAGAACCATCTTGTTCTACTATCCAAAACTTACCATCCACAATAGGCTTGGCGTATATAACTGTCATATTTTTCTCCTTAATATTACAAGGGCCCTGACGGCACCCGAGTAATGTATGTATTTATCTCTTATTCTTCGACGAAATCTACTACGTTGCCGTCTGCATCTGCGCATATAATACGCACAGTTTCACCGTCTTCGTTTTTAATTTCAATCGGTCCCCAGATCCACCATTCTGTATCGCCCTGACTCCATGGGTCATCTTCGCGTTCTTCTAATTCGTAAGGACTATTATCATCGATGAATTCTTGAATTTCCTCTTCCTCTTCCTCGGAAAGACCTTCAAACTCTACATCATACCAGCAGCCACCATCGAACATTTCAACAAGCTCAACACTTTCAATATTGTTAACTTCACAGTTAAGCATATCGATACTATCCTTCTTGCCATCGCCGCCGGGCACTTCTACAAATTCAAATTCTGGAGGATTGTCGTCTGTAGTTTCTACAGTCCACTCGCCGTAACGGAAACCGTTAGTAACAGTGACTTTGCCATCGCCATTTCGCTGATGATATGTTTCGACTTCTTGACAAGATTTTTTATAATATGTACTAACGGTCCATGTGGCCATGATTATCTCCTTATTGATCTAGTGGAAAAGTATTCCACTCTTTGATTAGGGCAATAACTTCTTCTTCTGTATTGCAGATACTTTTTGTAGTAGCCCAATCGTCCTTTTTATTACGGCCACCG